TATTGAGTAAACCTTTTAAATCGCGATTTTCGAAATTGAGTGCATGGTACGAACGGAATATCCGTGTACCACACTTCGTTGACAAGCACCTAACAAAGGTTAAGTCAACAGAGAATGGGCTTGAGGTGTTGCTGGAAACAGCATCACACCCATTAGCCACTCAATTTATGAGAAACCTAAGCCAAAGTGGACAATGTCCAGACCACATATACAATGTGTATGCTCGGGCTGTGGCAGAACCCATTGGGTTCGATTACGACGACTTAAAAAGGAATGTAGTTGGAACAATCGGCTTCATCCAGGAACCTGGATTGAAGTTACGAACAATTGCTAACCCTTTTCCTATTTTCCAAGTTCTACTTAGTAGACTTGGTAATCGGGTGTATGATATGTTAAAATCTATACCTGAGGATTGTACGCACGATCAAGAGAAAGGAATACAAGATATACAACTTGCCATGAAGAATGGCGTTGAGCTTGTTGCACTGGACCTTTCGTCTGCAACAGATAGGTTTCCTGCTGAGTTGACATTCAAACTTCTCGAAATTCTTGACTTCGAGGAGGTCGATATCCAGCTATTCAAAGACCTTTCAAGGGGAATTTGGATACAGCCTAACGGCGAAGAAATAAGTTGGACGAATGGGCAACCACTCGGAGTGTATCCCTCTTTTGGAGCGTTCGCGCTCAGTCACCATTTGGTGATTCAAGGTCTAAAACCTAAATTTTATAGGATCCTTGGTGACGATTTAGTCATTTCAAAAGATTGCCTGACAAATGTCATGGCTCTGTACACACGTTTGGGAGTTCCTATATCTATGGATAAATCTATTGATTCTCCGCTCTTGACAGAGTTTGGAGGGCGGCTTATCACCGCTTCTGAAATCATAGCCCAACCTAAATGGAGAGTAATCTCTGATAGGTCTTTCATAGACTTAGCGAAAAGCTTAGGACCGAAAGTATTCCATTTACTGCAACCGAGACAAGCTCGAGTGGTAAAGGAACTGGCATTAGTGCCGAGTTCTGTTCATCCTTACGGATTGAACTGGAATCCAGACGGGCTCCCGTATAGGGAGAGATTAGAGCTGTGTAAGACAACGATTGAGTTGCTACAGTCTCAACACCTCGAACTGAAAGGAGATTCTGTTTCTGAGAATAACAGACTACTTTACGAAAGTAAGTTGTTACTGTTGTCAGAGTATCCGTTAAGATACTTTGAAGATCAGAAAGAAGAAAATCTTGCCTCTAATTGGGGCAATAGACTTAGTAGTGATACTAAGACAAGGTTACTCGCCACCGCAAATATCCGATACATTAAAGTAGAGGAGGAGGGTGAAGATGAGACCCTTGATTTAGAAGGACAATGGTTCCGAAATTGCGACTCTCTTGGTGACCCAAGAGGTAGTTCAACCTTGGAGATCCTCGAGAAGAAGTTATTCTCGAAGCCTAAACACGATAAACGTGTTCAGCGC